GCACCTGGGCCTGGATCTGCTGCACCTGTTCGGGCTGTTGCTGCATCATTTGCTGGCCCTGCGGCGACATTGCCGCCTGCTGTGCCTGCTGCATGATCTGCCGAATCTGTTGCTCGATTTGACGGTTGGTCGGCAACTCGGTCTGCGACATCTCGATCATGGTCTCGGGGTCGAATTTCTCGGTGATGATCTCGATCGTGATCTCGACGAGGTCGCGCGCCAGCCGCACCAGCTCCCCCTGCTTGTCCTTGATGCGGGTCGAGCCATACTGCGATTTCAGTTGCTGCGCGCCGAGCGTTTCCATCGGGTTGGTCGAGCCGCGCATGATGTCGGAGAGGCCGATGATCTGGTAGATATCTTCGATGATTTGCTTGCGCAGCGTAACTAAATGCAGAATGGTCTGCGCGATCACCTCAACCGGCAGCCAGATGATGACTTCCTTGGTCCCGCCGAACGTCGCCCAATTCGAGACCGGCACCATCACCACACCGGGCGTTTTGATCTTGACCGCCGTCGTGACCGCATCGGCAACCTCGCCGCCGCCGGCCGGGTAGAACCCCTTGACCTCGACCGCGTCGCTCAGTGCATGAATACGGCCGGTAAGCAGGTTGATCTCTTTGAGCTGGTCCTTGTACTGCATAACGTCAGGCACGGGAACGAGTGATCCACGCTGAGTCGTCCCGTAAGCTGGCTTCGGACAGGGAAAGAAATTGCGAAGGTGCAGATGCGGGTCGTCCTCATCCAGAATGTCTTCGCAACCTTCAGACACCCAAAGAACTCGTCGATTTTTCTTGTCCCAGACTTCCCAGAACTTTGCCCGTTCTCTGGCATCGGCGCCTCCAACCTCTTTTGCGTCGCGGTCGACCTTGTAGTCGGCTTCCTGATAGGCGTCCCCGGAATATTTGTAAAACCGCTTCCGCGCTTCCTGCCGTGTCAGATAGGAGGCGCCGGCCACCCAGGTCACCTCTCTCCAGTTCCGCGAGATCGAGTGCAGGAAATCCCGCCGATTCTTGAAATCGTAGCATACCTTCTCGTATGGATAATATTCGCCCGGACCGTTGCCGCTCTCGTTGCGGCACCAGACAACGCCGCGATCGAGTATCGCCAGATCGTCACGCACCAGTTTCATCAAATCGTTGATCTCGCCAAGATCGAACGCCACGATCGCACAGCGCTCGACCATTTCGGATGCCGCCTGGTAGACCGGCCGGCGGTCCAAAAACTTCGGCACCACGACCGGCACCGGCGCTTTGGCGTAGATCGAGGGCTTGACCACTTCCATGTTGGCCCAGAACATGGAGAATTCCTTGTCGCGGGCACCAGCCAGCCTCGCTAAATGGGCATACTGCTTATCAATATCATCGCAGTGTTTGTTGTAATCCTCGAAAGCCTCTTCGCTTTCTCTGAGCAGGTTAAGCCACGCCTTAGAATCGTTCGGTTCAATGGTCGGGTTGTAGTCAGCATCATCAAACCTGATGTCGGCGTCGACCGGCTTGTCTGTCACAGAAACAATCCCATTCTAGGCCCTTCCCGCGGTGGCGGTATTACCAGCCCGCGTAGTATCGGCGACGGTATCGGTTTCGGTTCGTTCTTCTGCCTTGCTAGAGCCAGATAACGAAAAGCGTCAGCATAGTGGCTAGTCCAATCATGCAGAGCAGAAGCACGAAAGGCTTTTTTGTCATCGTCCCACTCCCGCCGGTACTGCTCCAGCGCATTGATACCATCCTCGCAGCGCGCATGAAACACGCAAAGCGGCGTCACCCTGCGCACCGCGTTGATGCCGTCCGCGATGGTCGCCATGGGAACCAGCTCGGGGTGCAGCCCCATCTCGACCATGGTCTCGACGCGGGTCTTTCCCGATCCCCATTCCTTTATCTTGGCGTCGTGGGGAACGTAGTCCACGCCCGATCGCCAGCCGTATTTTTTCTCGTGCTGCTCAACCACTTCGGCGTAGTGTTCAAGGCCCACTCCGGAGGCCGAATAGCAATCCAGAATGTAGACTTGGCCTCCGACGTTCTGCCACCACCAGATGGTGGTATCGTCCCGCACGCCGAGGTCCCAAGCGCGGTGCACGGGCCGTGTGTTATCGGCTTCCAGGTCATCTACAATCCTTTCCTCTTTCCGGACATTGGCCATCTCCAGCGCATAGAAAGCGCCGAGGATTGCGGCATTCCAGCTGCACAGATATTCCTGTTCAAACTGCGCCCTGCCGACGTCTTCGCCGTGCAGGGCGCAATATTCGGCCCGTGCCTGCTCCAATTCGTCACTTGAAAGTGCCCCGGTATCGACCGCGGTAAGCAGTTCTGAGAACCATTCCGAGCGTGTCCGTGCGTAGTCGAACATCGCCTTGGCGTGGTTGTGCCCACGCGGGGTCGTGATGAAACTTGCCCACCCGTTGTTTTCCGCCAGCATCGGGCGGTGGTAGGCCCAGGCGCTCGGGTTCGACAGCGCCCATTCCGAATAGGTAATCCCCGCCACACCAGCGCCGACAGTGGCGTCGTATCGATCTGAACCGATGACTTGCCATGTTGCACCGTTCTTAAAACGAATGAACATTTCGTTGTCGTTGGTGGTCTCCCGCATCGCGTGCGGGAACGCCTCATCGATCCGGCGTACCCCGGTGTGGGCGTTGACCGCGGTCCAGATCGCCTTGCGGCCTTGCAGGAACTCGGGCAGGCAGTGCCAGTAGGACGCCGGCCGATGCCACAACGCCACCGCCGAGTGGTGCAGCATGATCTCGTCTTTGCCGGCGCGGCGGTGCCAGATCGCAATCGCCCGGTCGCCGCCGCCCCGCTTGAAAATCCCGTCCTGCAAGTACCGCCACAGCTTCATCTGGTGCCGCCGAGGTTCCCAACCTTTGTGCGGCAGTGAGATGTTACGGGGCATTACGGGTAGGTTCCGTAGCCCGTCGTCGGGTTGTGGTTGTAGTACAAAATAGAAGAACTGATCGGATCTCCCGTCAAATCGATCAGCGTCGAACCCCGAATCAATCGAATGATTTGCGTTCCCGTGTTGAAGGGGATGCGGGTGTGGGTCATACCTGAGGGTACTGCTGTGTCTACAGTTGAGCCACCGGTGATAACGCGCAGCGTTGCTGGCGCAGTCAGCCGCGTGGTGACATAAATCTTGTCTTCAAGATTGAAGAACGCGGTCGTCACGGCGATTCCGGTAATGGTCCGGCTCGAAACGGTCTGCGACTGCCACAGTCGATAAGTACCTACACCACCCGGCGTTCCAGTCAATTGTTCGGCGATCGTCGTACCGGCCGTGACGCCGGAGCCCGTCAACACCTGGCCGAGATACAGCGTCCCTGACGCTATCGCCGTCACCGTCAGCGTGGTACCTGCGATCGACGCGGTGATGCTGGTCGCCGGCGGGGCTAATGCGGCTGGCTGCGTTCGGTAATTATAGAACAGTTCATCCTTGGTGATAGCTGGCGAAGCGCCTGTCTTATACTGCTCGATAAAGATCGCATTAAACTTGGCGTAGCCCACATGCGAGTATTGATGCGGCCACGCATTGACGTCTGGAGCCGTATTGAGCGGCATGTTAGCCGGATCGGCCGGCGTCATGTAGGCTTCACCCAAATCATTCCAGGTGCACAACAGCACCCATACCGGTTTATGGGTGTTGATAATCGAACTCCATTGCGACGCCAACCCCTCGTAGCCATATCGCTCGACAGCCACCATAAAGGTCAAAACATAATTGTTCTGCGTGTAGTAGCTGTTGATTCCACTCATGAATAGCCGGCTATTTTCGCCCATCAACTGTGCATAGGCTTCCGCCGAAACCGTCAAATCTCCCTTCGATCCATCCGAGTTAATCGCCAGGCCATCAAACTGAAAATAGCACAGCCCCTCGGCAACGTTCTTCCACCACGTATTCCAGTCGGCCGAAACCTGTGCGTAGGTTGGGCAATTGGTGTCGACTTGTCCACCTACCGGCCGCCGCGTCTGGAAATTCGGGTAGAACGACGCGGTAAACCCCCCAGAGAACACCGACGCCCAGAACGCCTGGCCCGCCGCCGAGTCCGACGCGGGTGACCCCAATTCGCCGCTGCTCGTGGTCAACAACGGTTTACCGGCGTACCAGAAATAATTGGTATTGCTGATTCCGGTTGGCGTCGCCGGGGCGGTCCCTTTGAAGGTATTAACCATTGCCTGCACATTCGCCGTCGTTAACAACCCTCCCACTTCCGCAGACATAAAGAGTTTGAACTTCGTCCCGTCTGCGTTGAGCTCCGCAGCTTGTGCCGCCGCGAACATCGCCGCCGCCCATGTCTGGTAGGGAGTATCCCAGGCGCCCGCAGCAACGGCAAAACCGTCAATGCCGAGCGCCTGCGCATCCGTGATGTCCTGAGCATAGTTGGCTTGCAAGTTACCGTAAGTGCTCGTCGCCAAGAAGTAATAGGCGAACACCATCGGTGTTTGGCGCCTGAACATTATGGAGCACCGGGCGCGTTGGCGACGGTCTTGGCGGCTTGCCAGATGCCGGCTTCGAAGAAGTCCCCTATAAAGCCCCCGATATTAATCGTGTAGTTCGGAGCGGTAAACTGAGTGCCGGGACTAACTGTCGAGGTCGACCCATCTACGGACGCGACGGTGCTCGCTCCGTTAAGCTGCGCTGATAATGTGTGCCAAGCATTATCGGTCGCGGTGACGGTAACGAAAGTGCCGGCGTAAATATGGGCTTTGTTGTTTGCGTCACCGGCGCCGATTTGCCAGCCCGCGCCATTTTGTGAAAGAACCGCCCGAAAAACCGTTAAATCACCAGTGCGTTTAAACGCGGCGTATACGGTGGTAACCGCGGACTGCACCGTGCCAGAGGAATTGTTGTAGAGTTGCGTAATTGCGCTACAGCGAACGGCGGGGAGCGAGCCGTTGGCATTCAGGATGAAAGCAGCCCTGCTCCCGTCAGTAGCTTGCGTCAGGTCGAGGGCCGCCCCGAAACTCTTGAGCGCACCGCTCTGGTCATAAAAGGTAACAACCTTGGCCGTCGTCGCCGCCATGAACGTGGCAGCGGTTGCGACGTCAAGGGTGCCATCCGCCAGCGAGTTGATATCGGTCTGCGCGCTGTCCGACGCTCGGACAATGCGTATAGCCTTTGTCCCGCACTTGGCCGCACTGGCCGCCCGTAGGCCCCACCAGCCAAACAGATTGGTTGGATTGGTATCGAGCGGCCCTACGTAGGCGCCGCCCCCGGCCGCAGGCGTGAGCGCGCCGCGCCCGGCGATTATCCCTGGTCTCGCCGGCCATACCATTACGTGAAGTTCCCAATCCCGATGCAGGACACGTTGGCGCCGGTGGTGATCTTCCACGCTCCGGAAACCGAGATCATCCCGAGAGGGATGAAGAACGGCACCAGGTTGGAGACGCTGGTCGCGCCGCCGACAAACACCGGGATCGAGATTGCGTTATCGAGCAGCGTGACCAGGCCGGGGGAGGTCGTGGCCGGGATCACAAGGATGCCAGAGATGTAATCTCCCGTCGCTCCCGTCGCCCCGAGCGCCTGAGCCGTCTGCGAGGCCGCTACCGTTTCATATTCACCCGCGCCGAAATTGGTCAGCGGTGTGTTGCTGACGGGCTGCGCGGTACCGGACGCGACCCCCTGCACGCTCAGAACCTGGGTCGAGGGCGAGCCTGCGGTGCCGACTGTAACCGCCGACGTGACGAGTGACTGCACACTGGCGCTGATCTGTTTCCAGATCGAAACCGCAGAAACCGATGTGGTGTCGGTCGAGACGCTCTTGGCGTCGGTTGGCTCTCCAAAAGGAATCAGCCCCGTAGCAGAACGAATTTGAATCGGAAGAGGTTTCCCGGTAGCCACATCAACGTCGTTAGCCGTACCGTCAGGACCCCAATTGATCTTCGGGCGCGGATATTTAATGCCGCCGATGTCATCATTGGCGAACGTTTCGTTGCCGCTTGCAACGGGAAGCGAGCTATTGTCAACCATGACCAGGTTCCCTTTACCACTGAAGGTGATGTATGCGGACCGCAGTGAAGTTGGTTACGGGAGCAACAACAATACCATTGAACAACGCGGTATCCGTCGCCTCGATCGTTGCCAAGCTGCCGGAAATCGTAACGCCGCCACCGGTATCGAGACTGCCATCCTCGAAGATATAGGTCACCGGAATGCCGAGAACCGGTGCGACCACCTTGGTCACGGCGAGGCCGCGCTTGACACCGGAAACCGCGATCGCCTCGGTCACCGGCGCACCGCGCAACGGCGTCGTCGCCGTGACGTCAACAACGGCAATACCGCCAGAGGCTACGGTGATGACGGCGGTTGCCATGCATTATTTCCTATTTCATCCAGAGACCGGTAAAGGCCAGTGCCAGCAGCACACACGCGACCCCGGCCATATCGCTCGACAGCCACCATAAAGGTCAAAACAATCCCACCATCGTTTCATCTTCGAACGCGCTAAGTGCGACGACGCAAGCAGCAGCCTTGACATCTTCAATCATTCTATCGTCGACCACAATTGTCCCGTGGTTACCTTGATCAAAAGAGCGCTGCATATAATTGGCAAGAGCTACAAGACACTCGGCCAGCTCGTCGCGCTTCTCTTTGCTGCGAAACTTCATGTTTTCCCCACGCAGGCCTGCCGGTAGAACTGCTCGTTGACGAGAATGCGCGCCTTAACCGCCCTTCTCGCCGTGATGGCGCCGTCACCCTTGTTGACGATAACCGGGCCGTAGAGCTGACAAAAACTGTCAACCGTCTCGACATGCGCGCACATCGCCAGGCTATTTAGGCTCAAGATCGCGCAGACCGAGATCAAGTTCCTCGTCCGACATCGCATCGACCTTCTCCTGTATGGCTTTCTTGGAAGAGACTTTGCGGGCGATGTTCAGGGCGGTTTCGGCGATCACCTCGTTCCGGCCGTCCTGCTTCCATTGCTCCTGGCTGACGGCCGACAGGATCCAGTTGACGAACTTCAGAACCGCGAGCACAAGGCCGATGATGTTCATGACAAAAATATCAACAGGGTGCCACAGAGCATCAGCCAGTTTGTATTACCGGTCCAGACCGCCATCCCCACACCAAAAGGGATGCAAAGCGCGAGCAGCGTAACGATAACCGTGATGACGATCTGGTCCCGCGAGAACATCTACTTTGTAACGTTGGCCGGTGTTGCCGTGATCATGCTCTGCGGCGCGGAAGGCGACAGCGTCACCGACTTAACGTCGTCCATGGCGGCCACCGTGGAGACAAGCGAGTTCTGCCGCGCCGCGAGGCCACCCCACAACGTTGCGGCCAGCCCGACAACGCCGCCGAGGATCTGCGTCCAGGTGCCAGCGTCTAGCCACGGGATCTTGGCGGCGAGGAGGCCGGCAAAAAATGAAACTACCGGTGCGAGTGTGGTCTGCCATTGGGTATTGTTCATGCCATTCTCCATTCCGTGGTTGAAGTCGGGTTTGTCGGGTTGGTCACCTTGCGTCACTTCGACTACAAATCGGATGTCCGGTTTTTGCATCGTATTCTCTCCCATAAGAGAATGGACGTTCAATTACCGGTATCGTGCTTAGCGTAAAGTTGTCCCTATAGAAACCCCACCACCTGTGTGAGATCACGGTGACATCACGGAACGGGAACTCGGTTTCGCAATTGCGATAACTCAGCCGTCGTTACTCCTGCCGTGGCTTCGGCTTTCTGGAAATGGTGATTCCCTTGCGCTCAAGTTTGGCGAGGAAGGCCAGCGGTGTTACGGTGTGGAGGTCCCCAAACGAGTGGAAGATGTCAGCGAACTTATCAATCAGTTCCTCGCGCTTCTGGCTTTGTCTCTCCTTCATGCGTCGTTCTCCTGTCTCAGCCCCCGGTACAGTTCGTGATGAACCCGGAACCGGTTCAACTCCTCCAACTGCTCGATCCGCTCCCGCAGCTTCCTGATCTCCCCGATCGCCTCCGCCAGAACCTTCCTGCCGTCGTTCCAGTCCTCCAGCCGATCGAGTAGGTCGTCAGCCATATGCCACACATATGGCAGCCAATGCACCCGCCCCGAGCGCAAACCACATCGCGTTCTCTTTCCAGCTATATGGATTGCGTCTCATTATATTTTCCCATCAGACCCTCCCTTGGCCATCACGCACCTTGTCCAACAGGACCCCATACGTCCCGCAGTCCTTCGCCAGCGTGTTCCAGCGGTACCACACCTCGTTCGCCGCCAACTGGTCAAACTTGACGTCCTTCGTAAACCACGGGAACCACCGGTAGGGCGTAACCCGCTCGCTCAGCTCCTCCCGGATAAACGACCCGCACGCGCACTTCGCGGCATTGCCCCAGTTGTAACGCTGGTCCCGCGGCTTGCCGGCCAGCCACAGAATGAACCGCTCCCGAAGATCGTCCGCAGGCGGATCCATGTGTTTCATGATTTAGGTCCTCTTGCTCGGCGATTGTCCTCAGCGATCGAGGCATCGGCCCACCGGTCACACTCAGCCTCAAGTTCCGCAACCCTGGCCCGTAGCAACCGGTTCTCAGAGCGCAACCGGTCACGCTCCCGAGCCTCTTCCACTCTGATGTCCTGCAAGCGATCAAGTTCGTTCATTGGGCCAAAATCCGGATCATGTCCAAAACGATCCACGGTCCCACCAGCGCCAGCGCAATCCCCATCACAGTTACACAAACCACCGGAATGGCGTGCGCCAGCATCACCAGATCCTTCTCCCGATGCCACTCGGCAAGCGCTACCTCGTAATCCGCCCGGTGTCGCGCATACTCCTCGGCCGAATAAAGCCAGGGTTCCGGCAAGTGAGGCCTCGGACGTATCAACATCCCGGCCTCGGTTTCGGCTTGTGGGTTGGCTTGGGCTTCGGTTTCTTCGCCATGGTTCCTCCCTACTTCTTGGTCGTCGCCGCCTTCACCGCCCACATCGCCGCCTCCTCGTAAGCCGTCTGCGCCATCGCAGCAAGCCGCGGCTCGAGCGCCTTCAGATCCTCGCACAGATCAATCAGGTCGGCCGTGTACCGCTTGATCTTGTCAACCATATTGTCCTTGGAAGGGTTGAAACTCTCCCGAACACGCTCCGCTCCGATGCTCATGTTGCCTCCTGGTTTGTGGTTTCGAGGAAATGATGTGTGGGGCCATCCACTTAAGGATCCTCTGCCGCCCCACGGGCAGCCCGTTATTTTCCTTCGCCAAATACTTTCCAACCACGGTTGCGATCCGGCAACATCTTTTGGTCACGGTCAGCCAACCAGCTCCCTTCAATCCTGACTAACTGGCGGATGCGCTGAAGGATGTTAATCGACGACGTCGGGTGCCCCTCCACTTCGCCGCCCGCAAGGCGGACAACAGCTAGAAGTGCACCCCTTTCCGCCGATAGAGCCGTGCGACAATCAGCCCAAGTGGACAGAATGTTGTCATATTGGTCGTGCCAAGCCCGGATGTCCCCCGCCGTAATCCCCTTAACGGGCTCATCGTCACCAGCCCCCGGATCATCAAAATCCAGAAAAGACCTCGGTACTCTGTTGGTCGCTCTCTCCATGGTTCCTCCTCAAAAGACCTTCCGTCTGCTAGGTTCGAAGAAATGTTCCTTGTCAGATCTCCTCTGACTCGTCAGGGGCGATGGAGGACCAATCGCACCACTTGCCAACATGCTCTGGTTGGACGATTGAACCGGCTTCGGGGTCGCGGAACAGGTCCATCCAGACCTTATCCTTAGCCACCCACGAGATCGGCCCATAAACGCCGATCGTGGTCAGGCCGCCGTGATCTACTGGCATAAGCAGGCATTCCTGCTCATCTAGCGGTAGCTTTTCTTTCGGGTCGAACCATACCGTCATTTTAACCTCCCACGGTGGTTTCAAGGAACTAGACATTACCGGTACAGGAGTCCCATCTAGGGTCCCATAATTCCGGTCGACCGGGGTCGGGGCTCCCCACCCCCTGCATCGAGTTGGGTCAGTACTCCTTACTAGGTCTGACCCTTGGCCCTGCGCTTGCGCATATACTCTCTCATGTAGCCGGCGCGATCAAACTTCGGTTTCGTGGGTTTGGTCAGGAGACGCTCAAGCTCGTCACACAACGCCATGGCGTCAGCGTTGCGAGGCATCGCTCGCCGGACCCGGGCGATTGTGCTGATCAAGAACCCTATTTCCATGGGGGTAGACTACACTCTAACAGATGTTAGTCAAGCACTGTCTAACGTTAGACTTGTTAGAGTTTGGTCTCAAGCAGATACGTCCCAACCAGTAGCAGCATGGCGCTCACCAGGAACCAGGCGTCGAGCTCATACACCGTGGAACCCACCATTCATACAGCCGATCGAGCTGTTTTAGCCGCAAAACAATCCGCCACATCTGCACGTGATGATCATGCTGCATCGTCGGGTTTCTCTGGCTCGGCCTCGATCGTCAGCACCTCTTTGCCCTCGATCACGACAGGTTTTTCATCAATATGTTCAAGGATATGGCGAATTGTGACCTTGATGTCACCGTCGACGGTGTGGTTCTGGTCGGCCTTGCCCCAGCCGCGGTCCAGGATCTGCGTAGCCGCGGCCACACGGGCAGCTGGCGGCGACTGCGTTTGCCTCGCAATCCCCACTAACGTATTGAGCGCCATAGTTGAATGACTACGAGCTGCCATTCTCAAGTCACGCATCGGTTTGGCTTTGGACACTATTTTTGCCTTCAGTTAGTTGAACTGAGCGTTCCCAAATCTGCTGGATTACCGGTGTTTTACCGCCCGTTGTCATCCAATGGCAAAACACCTCTGGCCCAACTCTAAGATCCCAAGGCGGATAAACCATTGGAACACCGCGTAACCAGTTCCAAAAGGCTCTCATTACATCCTCATCACGTACTTGTCATTTGACAATCTATCATGGTCCTGTACATTGATGCCACAAACAACGGCCCTTGGCGGGGCCACAAACCGGAGAGTAACATGAAAGCCCACCGTAAGGACATCAATACCGCTCAGCCGTGAAGCCAGAAAGCGCGCGGCGCAACATTTGTTGATCCGCGGCTTGGCTACCTATGCCGAGATTGCCGAGCTCACTGGCGTATCCCGGCAAGCGGTTCGGCAGCAAGGCGTCAGGCTAGGCGCTGAGACAGCCCGCGAGCTCCACCTAGCTAGGATCTGGCAGAAAGCCTTGCTCATGGCCCCATCACCACCCAAGCCATAAGAATCACAAGCCATGAAATAGCCAGTGCTGCTGACATATAGATCCAGTCATCCCTGTTGAGCGGTTCCATTGCTGGCTCCCGCATTGAGAACGCGAGCGGCCTCATTTAGCTGATTTACATATTCCTTGAGGGCTCGTAACACCTCCGGTTCCAGCGCTATCGTGTGGTCGCCATTCTCGCGCGGAGTCCGCAGCCAGATTTGATAGCCGTCGAACGATGCATAAACGCCATCCCCTAGATACTCTTCCCTCATTGCTTCCTCCCGATTGCTGTCTGGTCTTGGGCCGCAAGCCAATTTTTTGTGGCCTCTATGGTTTCCCTGATTTTAGTTTCAAGGTCTTGCATCAGCTCAATTTCACGACGATCGTAAAGCCACAGGACAGCTAGCACCCTTCTCGTTGTCCACATAAATCTCATTTCTTTCCTCCCGTCGCTTGTTAGGTCTGGTTCATTTTGCCGTCTGGCATGCGCCTGCCGATGGAGTGCAAGGCCTGCGGGTCGTTGCCGGTTACCTGGCCGCGTTTGCTGCCGTCATCAAAATGCCAATGTCCAGCTGCTAGCGCGGTGAGGATCTGGTCAATCGTCACGCCTTCTACACGGTAGCTGTCTTCAACTGTTGAGATATCCACCCCGCCAAACTCGGTTTCGCACATGCGCGTCACCATATCGAAATTGATGGCCTGCCTGTCGAAAATCATGAACATGAGCGACCTCGCATAGCGGTAACGCTTATCAGAAGAGTGCGCTTCTGCGCCCTTTTGTCAAGCGTGCTCCATTGCCAGCCATGCTGACGTTATTTTCACGGACGCACTGCGCAGCGAATCAAGCACGGCCTGCCGCCCGCGGTATGGGCTGTTGTAGCCGAGGAAAGAGCCCACCGTGGTTATGTTGTGTTCACTAAGTACCACGCTGGCCAGCGCCATGCGCTCCAGCGCCAGCAATCCACGGCCTGCTGTTTCAAACATATCGCGGTGCCAGATCACCTGATCGCCGCCGCCGCCTTGCTGGCCGGACACCATCACACGGTCGAGGTCGACGGCCCGCAGGCTCCCTGACTGGTATCCTAAAAACCAGTGCAGCCGATATTTCGCCAAGACATGGAATTGTGTCTCGGTCAGTTGCCCCCGCGCGCGCGCCTGTTCCAGCGGAGCATCAAGCATCCGCACAATCCGGTGCGCACCGTCGCCGCCTATCTGGAAGTCACCGCCCGCCTTTGCTAGACGTTCCTGCGTTGGCATGGCACTCTCAGACAGGGCCGAGGATTGCGAGCGCGGCCCGCTGGTGCGCTTTGCCGTCTTGCCTGTCTTCCTCCACGCCCTTGCCTTTGACACGCTGTGCGCCCTCCCCTGTTGATTTAAACGGCATCTGACGCGGTTATTCTTTCAGCCATTCGTATTGCCCCTTCGGAGCCTTGGCTGGCTGGCATGTGCAGCAGCCATCCTGCTCGACGATTGCCCAGCCGGTTTTGCTCCAATGGCACGGTTCGACGCGCTGATCATCCCGCGGCTTTTGTATCTTTGCCCGCTGGATTTGCCGGCGCCACGATTTGACAAGATCGCTCATTGGACCCCCTATCGCAGGATGCAGTTGCCGGCGTTCATCTTGGCGAGGTCGCTGGGCGCAAGAAATATCCCGGCTCTGCGGATAGCGTTGCCGGTTACCGGGTCATAGGGCTCGCCGACCTTCGGCATGTTCGTCGGGAACGTGTTGCGGTCGTGCTCGGCCCGCCATAGGCCATAATCCCGCAACGACAGCGCCAGCCGGTCGTGCAGCGCCATGTCGTCAGCTCGTGCCGGCGGCGTCAACAACGCCGCCGATGCTATTGCCAACACTATCAACTTGTTGATCTGTCTCATGTTGTTTCCTCCGTTGGTGATAATTTTTCAGCCATTGCCTTGATTTTTCAAGGCGGGCTAGGTTCTCAGGCTTGGTGCTGCCGGTCCGTAGGCCGGATGTGTAGGTATCAGCCCCGGAGATTGCGGCATCACTGCTTGGCAAACGCTCAGCGGTATTCTGAGGCGTCACGCGTTCCGGGGCTGATTTCTGCGACTCCCTTACCGAGCCGTCTGAGGGGTCGCGGATCATGCTGACACCTGCGCGAACATGCCGGCATCGTCCTCAATCCGGCGTTGTGCCATAGCGGCATAATCCGGGTTTAGTTCGATCAGGATCGCGTGGCGGCCCTGGCGATCAGCAACCATGCCAGTCGTCCCAGCACCTCCGAACGGGTCTAGGACCGTGCCGCCGGCGGGACAGCCAGCCTTGATGCAAGGTTCGACCAGCGCTGGCGGGAACGTCGCAAAGTGGGCGTCCGCGTATCCCTGCGTGGTGACTTCCCACACGCTGCGCTTGTTGCGGGTATCGGATATTTTTACGAAAGCCTCATTACCTGTCCCAACAACGCCTTGGCGTTTCCCGTCATAGGTTAACCGCCCCTCGCCGGCCCGATTGTCGTCGGCCCATTTGGCCGCTTCCTTGATCGCCGCCGCATTGTAGTAATACCGCGCCCGCTTGCTCATCAAAAAAATATACTCGTGCGCCTTGGTGCAACGGTCGGTGACGCTTTCCGGCATCGGGTTGGGCTTTGACCAGATGATGTCCTGGCGCAGATACCAGCCGTCAGCCTGTAGGGCGAAAGCAACGCGCCACGGCACGCCAATCAGGTCTTTCTGCTTCAGCCCAGGTGGCACATCTGCGACAGCCCGCTCGTAGTTGTCGCCAAGATATTTCTGGTTCTTCCCGCCGAACCCGCTGCCGCCCTTCTTGTCCGACCGAGCATAGCTATCCCCTAGGTTCAGCCAAAGCGTGCCATCATCTCGGAGGGCGCGGCGCACCTCCCGGAACACGGCTACCATTTCCGCCACGAATGCGTCAGGCGTTGACTCCAGCCCGATCTGGCTATCGATCCGCAAGGCTCCGCAGTGGCGGCAATCACCGCCCATCGATCCGACACCGTCCCGATTCCGTTGTGCGCGGTCGTCCACTATGCCATCAGCTCTGCCTGCCCCAGGTCGGCCCTGCTTGTGATCGCACTCCAGATCGCCGCCGGCCCATTGCGCCGTTCCATAATCCCGCAAACCAAAATATGGCGGCGAGGTCACGCAACAATGCACCGATTGCGCTGGCAGCGTGCGCAGGATCTCACGGCAATCGCCCTGTCGAATTACCACCGTCATTGCTTCCTCCCCGAGATGCCTGCGAGAGCCTCCTCACTCAGCGACAGGTTCCCTTTGGCCAGCCCTCTCTCAACAGAGAGACTAGTAGTAGTTATCTTCTTATCTGTATCTGGTCGTTTTGCCATAACAGTAGTAACACCGTTACGTAACGCCCTTAATGTAGCTATCTCTTCTCTCTGCCGCCTGCGGAAGTTCCGTTGTCGCTCCGCGTTGGTCTGATCAGTCTTATCTGTCTGATATTGCCACTGATTCCAGTCGTGCGGGACAAAGCTGCCATCCTCGCGCTGGTCGAAAAGATTCTTGGCAACCAGCTCGGCAACAGCAGCGTAAGCTCGACGTTTTGTCATCCGAAGTTTGACAGAAATCGTATCAAAATCAGGCAATACGCCACCGTATTCGTTCGCCACGCAATTCAGGTTGAACCAGTTGCGGTGTTCCTTGTTGCTCAGTTTGATCAGTTTGGCGTTGTCAACACAGGAATTCTGCGCTCGCCACCAGCGGCCGGGTTTCATGGGTTCCGCCTCTTAATGATGCGGTATGGCTTATATGGACTGGCGTACACCTCAAGCCAGCCCCACCAATACGGGTTTGCAAATGAGTGGCGAACGATAAGAGCTCGCGGGTCACCCATCATACATCCATAGCCGCCGTGTTCCGCACCGCCTCGGCAAGCATATTGCGAAGATCATCCCTACTGACATTGCATTTCGGGAAGTTCTTGCGGTAGCCGGCTGACGTCTTGGACATGCCGGACGAACTGAGGAAAGCGCGGGTTGCCTTCTGCTGCTGTTCCGATCGGGTGGGATGGGGTGGGCGCGCCTTTGGTTCAGCCTTCTTCTTGGCAAAGCTCTCGTTTTTCTTCCTGGCGTTGGTCCTGTTGCGGCGGTCTAGTTTTCTTTGAGCCAGTATTTCTGGCGGAAGCTGCGGTAGGGCATTGTTCCTAATGCGCGAAGCTCTTCCTGAGATTGCACAGCGGGTGTATGATGTTCCGTGACCCTTGTTAATCAGGTCTGCAATCTCGGAAAAACTAAACGGTGTCGTCGACAACAGGCAGGTCAGCATTTCTGAATGTGCTGACGGCCATAGGGTTTTTGGGTTTGACATTGTTTGCCTCGTTGTTTTGTTGTTGCTCCATGGGAGGCGTGAACCAATCCTCAACTGCTTGCTGAATGGTCAGAGCGAGATCGTGACACGCCTGCTCGTAAGCGTAATCGTAAGGCGTTGAGTCCTCGCTGATCGGCTCGTCACGCAGAAAATGTTCTGCCAGTTTATAGCAAGCTGGATCATAGCTCTTAGCCATTGTTCACACCTCCCATCCCGTAATGAATGGCCTTGCCGATCAGGATGCCGAGCGCGAGGTTCACCAGAAGCCACACGACGCCAGCGATAATCCAGATCATTCGGCACCCTCTAGTGACTGGTAGTCGTCAGCAGTAGACTGGCCCTTTGTGAACTTCCTGATTGCCTCGATGGTATCCCAATCGGGGCGGCATAGCCGGCGGCGGATGCGGCTGACGGTCGGCCGCGATCGCTTGATGCGCAACGCGACCGCGTCATCATCAAGATTGTGGAGCGTCATATAATCTGAGAGGTGCATAACGGGCATTGTACGCTATGTGTACCGGTAGTCAATTCCTTTGTTGAAAATTATTTGTACGGTTAGCGCACATTTCCGCTTGACGCCCCGGTACGCGAGGTGCACATTGCCCCTATCGAAACGGAGAAGCAAGATGATCCCGAGCACCAAGCAGAGGAAAACCGACAAAGCACAACCAACCATAGTCGTCGACGGTGTGAGCTACAAAATCCCAGCTTACTTGCGTGATGCAACCGACGAAGAAATTACCCGCGTCATCCGCGGCTGGAGAAAATCACAATGACCCACACCGTCCCGAGCGCCAAGCAGATGGAGGACAGCCGACAGACCCACTATTTTCGTGATGCCGACGATAACCGGCTGGCTGTCGTCACCGAATTTCGTCAGGGCTATGAATACGGAGCCGGCGAATATGTTGCATGGGTAGAGGGCGAGGAGGATGGCCTAAACGGCGTCGGCAGCACCATGATGGAAGCGATCGCTGACCTTGCCGCCCTGATCGAGGAAAATGCGTAGCACACTAAACCAAAATGGAGGATTAACATGGAAATCAACGGCAAAAAGGTTGTAGACGCGACCAAGCCCATTTCTATCCATATCACCGCGCGTGACGCCATAGACGGCGCAAACAAGGACCCGGCAGGCTGCGCAGCGGCGCGTGCCGTGAAGCGTGATTTGCATTGCGTCAGCGCCCGCGTTCACATCGGCCGCGTCTACGTCGAGACCCCCAAACAATGGGTTCGCTACCACACGCCGAGATCGCTCCGAACTGAAATCATCGCCTTCGACCGCGGCGGTTCTTTCGAGCCGGGTGAGTACAAGTTGGGGGTGCCTGAGAAGAATAGGCACGTTCGGGTGGAAAAACGAACGGGGAGGACCGGAACGAATAAAGATGCAAGCGCAAAGCGCCGCAAGGTTTTGATTGCCAAGGTCAAGCGCCACGAAGTCACCGGCATTCGCCCGAAGGGGGCCAACAGATGACCGCCCATCATCATATCGCCGACTATATACACCAGCCGCCAGAGGTGTTCATTACCTGCGAAGAGTGCTGCGGCGAAGGCGCGATCGAGGTCTGGGGAAGCGTCAGTCGCTGGTCTATTGACCCGCCATGCGCTCACGTCATCCCCTGCCGAGCCTGCGATGGCGTAGGCGGATTTATTTGTGAGGCAACATAATGACCACCCAGCAACTCGACATAGTCCCCACCATCCCTGAGCCCGGCGGCATCGTTCAGATGGAGCCGCGCGCCGTCACGCCCATGGACATGCTCAACCGGGCTGTGCAGTCCGGCGCCGGCCTCGACGTGATCGAGAAATTCATGGGTCTGCAAGAGCGTTGGGAGGTAAATCAATCGCGCAAGGCTTTCGACAACGCCATTTCGGCGGCCAAGGCTGAGATTCCGAACATTACGAAGAACCGGGAAGTTGATTTTACATCGCCGAAGGGCCGAACAAACTACCGCTACGAGGACTTGGGCGAGATTGCCCGCGTCGTCAACCCGATCCTCGCGAAATACGGCCTCTCCTATCGCTACCGGACGGCCTCGCCGGCCAACGAGCCGGTTACTGTGACTTGCATCGTATCGCACCGTGACGGGCATTTCGAGGAAAACACGCTATGCGCTGGTCGGGATGACAGCGGAAACAAGAACAGCATCCAGGCTATCGGTTCGACGTTGACCTATTTGCAGCGGATGACACTCAAGGCAGCGCTCGGCCTCGCCGCATCGAACGACGACGACGGCAAGAATACCGGCGCCAAGATCACCGAGCAGCAAGCGAAGGAGATCGCCGACAAGTGCGGTGAGGTATCCGAAACCTTCCATGAGAACTTCTGCACCTACTTTGGGGTAGATACCATCGCAGACCTGCCCGCAAAGGAATATCAGCGCGCGCTCGTCGCCATTGGCAAGAAAAAGGGAGCCGCAAAATGAGCGACATCATCCAAGGCTCAGACGAGTGGAAAGAACTGCGCCGTGGCAAGGTCACGTCCTCCCGCGTCGCTGACGTGGTTGCCCGGACCAAGACTGGATATGGCGCCAGCCGCGCCAACTACATGGCCCAGCTCATTGCCGAGCGCCTGACCGGCACGGTAGCGGAGTCATACACCGACGCCGCGATGCGGCACGGCACAGAGACCGAGCCCGAAGCCCGCGCCGCCTATGAGTTTTACCAAGGGGTAACGGTCAAGGAAGTTGCGTTTGTTCCGCACCCTAAGATCGACCAAGCTGGGTGTTCCCCGGATGGCTTGATTGGCGATGAATTCATGGTCGAGATCAAATGCCCCAATACCGCGACACATTTGGAGACGCTTCTAGTCCGATCAGTACCCGCAAAGTATGTCGACCAGATGCAGTTTCAGATGGCCTGCACGGGCCGCAAATGGTCCGATTTCGTTTCATACGATCCCCGGATGCCCGAGAACATGCGCCTGTTCGTCAAGCGCCTACCCCGCGACAACAAGCGGATTGCCGAGCTGGAGGCCGAGATCGCCGCGTTCCTGCTGGAAATGGCAGTGAAGCTGTCCGAGTTGAACAGCCTCTATGGCGAGAAGGATGCTGCGTGATGTGCTATTGCATCAAAACCGCAAACGAACATCTGGCACAGTTCAACACGAAAATTGAATTGCCGATATGGACAAGCAGCGGCGTTCGGCCACCGTTTATTCTGACGATGAAGATTGACGCGAAGAAGCGCGGCAAGCCGAAAATGATTTTCGCGAGCTGCTGCCCGTTCTGCGGCGTAAAATATCCGACCTCAAAAGAGAAAGC